AGCGTCTACAACCGGGGGGCAAGATTGTTATTGTCATGACCAGATGGTCAACAAAAGATTTGACAGGTCAGTTGATGAAAGCACAAACAGATGTCAAAGCAGATCAGTGGGACGTGATTGAGTTTCCTGCAATCTTAGAAGATAAACCAGTGTGGCCACAGTATTGGAAACTACATGAATTAGAATCGGTCAAAGCCTCACTGTCCGTGGCCAAATGGAATGCACAGTGGCAACAGAATCCTACATCAGAAGAAGGTTCAATTATCAAAAGAGAGTGGTGGAACATTTGGGATAGGCCCTCCCTCCCTAGTTTGCAACATGTGATTCAAAGCTACGATACAGCCTATAGTAAAAAAGAAACAGCAGACTTTTCAGCGATTACAACGTGGGGTGTGTTCTTGCACAACGAGACTACGCCTAATATAATTTTGCTTGATGTCAAAAAAGGACGTTGGGATTTTCCAGAGCTCAAAAGAATCTCGATGCAAGAATATAATTATTGGGAGCCGGAGACCGTGATTATAGAACAAAAGGCCAGTGGTACACCGCTCACACAAGAGCTACGAAGAGTCGGAGTACCTGTCGTAAACTTTACACCGAGCAAAGGTAATGATAAACACGTCAGAGTTAATTCAGTTTCTCCTCTCTTTGAGGCGGGGCAAGTCTGGGCACCAGATGAGAAGTGGGCGCAAGAATTGATTGAAGAATGTGCAGCTTTCCCTTATGGTGATCATGATGATTTGGTTGATAGCACAACACAAGCTTTGATGCGTTATCGTCAAGTCGGATTAGCTGTACATCCGGAGGATTATGAGGATCCACCGATGTTAGAACAGTTACCTATGGAAAGAAGTTATTACTGATGAGTATTGTCAAGGGATTCACGGTCGAAGGCACCAAGAAAAAGAAAACAAAAGAGGACAAAAAAGAAGCTTCTTTTGCAAATCCCAAAGCAAAGTATTATAAATTCGTGCAAGCCAAAGGTTTCAGTGCTATACAAAAGAAAAAACAAAAGAAAACTTTGATAACATAATGGCAGTAGATAGACCAATTAACCCAGAGAATACAGTTCCTCTAACTGATGAATCACCGACAGATGTTCAATTAGTTGAGGATATTGGTGCAGAAATCACACCTACAGAAGATGGTGGAGCTATCGTTGGGGCAATGGAAGAAGAACAGATTGCTGTTGACTTTTCAACAAATCTAGCAGAAGTTTTACCTGATAATGAGTTAAACAGTCTATCAAGTGAGTTAAGACAACAGTATGAAGATGATAAAGAGTCACGATCGGATTGGATAGACTCATACACCAAAGGTCTAGACCTACTTGGTTTTAAATACAACGAACGCTCACAACCATTTCAAGGTGCGAGTGGTGTTACACATCCGTTACTAGCAGAGAGTGTTACACAATTTCAATCACAAGCTTACAAAGAATTATTACCAGCAGGTGGTCCAGTAAAATGTAATATTATTGGAGATATAACTACAGAAGTAGAAGCACAAGCACAGCGTGTAAAAGATTACATGAACTATCTGATTACAGATGAGATGGAAGATTACGATCCTGACATGGATCAGTTATTGTTTTATTTGCCACTAGCGGGATCAAGTTTTAAAAAAGTTTATTATGATGCAGACTTAGCAAGACCAGTTGCAAAGTTTGTACCAGCAGAAGATTTAGTTGTCCCGTATCTTTCAACAGATTTAGATACCTGTGAAAGAGTTACACACATTGTAAAAATGACAAGCAATGATTTAAGGAAGGCTCAGTTTGCAGGATTCTATAGAGACGTTGAACTAAATGATCCGTACGAGGAAGAATCAAAAACACAAGAAAAATATAATGACATACAAGGTGAAACTAAACCTGCTAACACAGACATCTATACTCTGTTAGAGATACACTGTGATTTAGATATTCCGGGTTTTGAAGACATGGACCAAGGCGAACCTACAGGAATAAAAATTCCATACATAGTTACAATCGAAGAAGGTTCAGGAAAAGTTTTATCTATCTATCGTAACTATAGACAAGACGATCCAACAAAAAGAAAAACAGAATATTTTATTCACTACAAATTTTTACCGGGTTTAGGATTTTACGGATTTGGTTTAATACATATGCTTGGTGGTTTATCTAGAACTGCAACTGCAGCTCTTAGACAATTAATCGATGCTGGTACACTTGCAAACTTACCAGCAGGTTTTAAAGCTAGAGGATTGAGAATACGTGATGATGATAATCCTATACAGCCAGGAGAGTTCAGAGATGTCGATGCACCATCAGGAGATTTACGAA